GATTAGGATATTGATTATGGCTAAAGTAAAATTAACTAAACTGGCAACTCAGTTTGCTAAAGACTTCGATTCATTTCTTGAACTGGCTAAAAGCAAGCTATCTGCTGATATGCTTACTGGCAAAGGGAAGAATACTTGGGTGGACGAAGAAGGTCAAAAGATACTAATTGACTGTATGTTCGTCGAAGAGATTGTTCCTAAGCATTACAAAGGCAAGGTGTTAGCTGAAGCTCCTAATCCTAGCTACGTGTTTGCTTACATAGATGAAATTAAGATGAAGGTTCCAGTTGTTATTGCCAGGAAGCACAAAGGGAAAATGAAGGGCAAAACAATAACGATTGAGATGATAGAAGATGTTAGAGGACGAAGCTATAGATACGTTGCGTAATATGGTTCTTGACCAAGATTTTATAGATGAGCAAGTAGATAGACTGCTTGCTTGGGAAATTTTTGTACGCACTGTTAGAGGCGAAGACCAACAAGACATACCACCATCAGAATTGTGTGATAGAATAGGTGTACACAAGTGGTACATTAGCCATCTTCTAGAAGACATTAAAAGCAGATTTTATGCAAAGTGATTCAGTTTCAGAGTCACTAACCTACGTTAGTGCTGAACCAGATATAGAGTCCCTTCGTTATGCCTACGACCAATCAGTGGTTGAGCTTGAAGCGTACTTTGATCTGTGCAGAGAAAGTTATGATGAACGCCGTAATTGGTGGCCTGGAAAGAGCAGAGATCTTCGTAAGCACGGTGCTGACGCTTTCCCGTGGGAAGGAGCATCTGACATGGAAAGCCATGTTATTGATGAGCGAATCACTCGCCTTGTATCCCTCTTTATGGCTTCTTTGTCTAGGGCTAACATTAGGGCTTTCCCAGTAGAGGTTCAGGATGTAGGCAGGGCTAAGATAGTTTCTAACTTCCTTAAGTGGATGATTTCCTCTAAGTACATTTCCCGTTTTAATAAAGAAATGGAGCTAGGGGCTAATTACTTATTAGAGCGTGGATTGCTTATCAGCTACGTAGGTTGGCACTCAGAGGACAGGAAGTTCCTTCAGAGGCTAGACCTTAACCAGATTGCCCAAGTTAGCCCTCAGTTAGCAGAGATGATTCTTTCTGGGCAGAACGAAGATCAGATGGTATCTATGCTGCAACGCACGTTTGATGGCGTTACAGTTAAACGAGCAAAGAAGGCACTAGCTGAACTAGCGGATGTTGGATCTGCTGAGTTGCCAGTTGTTCGCCGCCAGGTAAATGCTCCAGAGGTAAAGACATTAGCTCCCGATGGGGACTTTATTTTCCCTCCGTATGTTACAGATCCACAGCGAGCGCCTTACTGTTTTTGGAAGACGTACTACACTGCTCAGGAGCTAGAGAATAAAGTATCTACGGATGGGTGGAATGAGGATTTTGTTGATTTGGTTATAGACAAATACCGTGGGGTAAACATAGACTCCATTGAGCGCGAGCAGGAAGGCCGTAGATCACTAAGCCTTACCGACAACGCTTACGAAGCTGAAGAGCTAATAGAAATAGTTTACGGATTTCAACGTCTAGTTGATAAGGAGGACGGCTCCGAAGGAATATACTGCACAGTATTCCACAAGGAGTTCAGTGGCAATGGTGATGTACCTGGGTACGCGAAGTTCGAGTTGCTTAACGGCTACGAGGATTACCCAGTAGTAGTTACTAAGCTATCTGAAGACAGCAAGCGACTGTACGACACGATGACTATCCCAAGTCTACTCAAAGGAATACAGCAACAAGTCAAGATAGAACGTGATAGCCGTATCGACAGGAATAGTCTTGCCACCGTCCCTCCAATTTTTCACCCAGTAGGCCAAGCTCCTACAGATTGGGGTCCAGGAAGGTACGTGCCTTATCGCCGCAAGGGAGACATTGAGTACGGGCCTACGCCTCCGTACAATCAAGGATCTCTTGAGATAGAGAAAACAATGGAGAGTCAAGCGGATAGGCTTTTTGGGCTAGATGAAGTGTCTCCTATTTCGCAGATTAGGAAGCAGTTCTTAGTGGACAAGTTCCTTAGCCACTGTGCTGAAGTTGTTTCGCAGTGCTACCGTTGCTTCCAGCGATTCGGCCCTGACCAGATATTCTTTCGGGTTACAGGCGTACCTGACCCACAAATGTTTAACAAGGGGAACGCTGACGAGAACTTCGACGTTACAATTAGCTACGATGTTCTTAACACGGACCCAGAAAAACAGGAAAATAAACTAAACCAGATGGTTTCCCTCCTACAGCTAGACCGCAACGGGAGGATAAATGTAGATAACTTGCTAACATTGATAGCAGGTTCAGTTGATCCAGTGTTGGCTGATGGGGTTCTTGAGCCTGTTGAAGTTGCACAAGAGAAACTACTTAAAGATATTACAGATGACTTATCAAAAATTTATGCAGGAATCGAAGTTCCAGCGCGTCCGTCAGGCGCTCAAGCAGCTCTGCAAGTTATTCAGCAGTACAGCCAGCAGCCTGATGTCCAGAAGCGTTTACAAGAAGATGAGGCTTTTGCTGCTCGTCTTCAGAAATACGCTGGGCAGTATCAGTTTGCTATACAGCAAGCTCAGAACGCGCAAATAGGTAGGATTGGGACACAACCAGCGCAAATGGGTGGGGTACAAACTCAGAATATGCAGCAATAATGCCTGATAATAAGTCAGTATCTGAGTACGCTAATAGTAGAGCTTTTGACTCTAAAGTAGATTTTATTTTGAAATCTATGGATGGCAAAAAAGTTTTTCCCACAAAACATCCTAATGTTGGTGGATCAAATGTAGTTACAACTACTGTTTCTTTTGATGGAAAGCATTTTATTCTTCCGTCTATGGTTGAAGGCAAAAGCTTAATGGAGGGCGACGAATTTATTAACGTAGCTAAAGAAAGAGGATTAAAAAATTACCCTTCATTTAATGACCCTAAAATTGCTAGTGCTGTTAGTAAGCTTATGCACGGTGGTGTTCTTGAAGATGGAACATTTTCCTACGAGCTTGCAAAGAAAAATTATTGAAAGACTAGTAAAAATGATGCGATCCGCAGCACAATGAACATAGAAGACGACCTAAAGACCCTATCTCACCACGAACATTTTGCAAGATTCATTCAGCTTATTGACTCTCTTCGAGAAGAGTGCATATCTGAAATGCACGAAGCTAACACAGAGAAGCTTCAACAACTTTCGGGACGGATAATTACTTACGACCAGATTCTGCAAATGGTTAATTGGCAGAGTCTTCAAAAGAAATTCTCATCTGTCCTATAGCACAAAAAAAGTGTGCTATAATTAGGCTTCGCCATCGCTCGGCGTTAAGGAGTGGAAACAATTATGTCTAACGAAGTTATCACGGTTGACGCTGAAACCGAACAAAACTCAGTGGAAAATATATCAGCGGAGGATTTTGTCATCCAACGCTTAGAACGCCTTCAAGGAGGACAACCTGAGAACACTCAGGAAGTTCAAGAGGAAGAAGTTCTAGAAGAAGCGGTTGAATCCGAGGAAGAAGTTATTCAGGAAACTGAGAGCGAATCTTTCGAAGAAGAGACTGGAGATGTTCTTTCACAGTACAACTTAGATGATTTATCTGAGGATGAGCTTAAAGATCTTGCTGAAAAGCTTGGTAGTAGAGCTGTAGCTCGCTTTGGCGAACTTACGGCTAAACGCAAAGCAGCAGAGGAAGAGCTTGAGAGAGTAAAACAATCATTACAACAAGATCCTTTGAAACAGGAAACGGAAGATGTCCAAGACAATCCGTTTAGCGATGTTCAGGATATTAAGTCATTACAAGAAAAGGCTAAGGAGATAAACGATATTATCGAATGGGCCGAAGATGTTTTATTTGAATCAGACGATTACTCCGCTCACGACGAAGTTACTGAGCTAGATGGCAAGAAAATGACTAAAGCAGAAGTAAGATCTGCTTTAAAGAACGCTCGCAAATCTAGGGATCTTTATCTTCCCGACCAACTAAAGAAAGTCCAGAGGAACGAAACTGCTGAATCCTTGAAAAAGGAACTTGGCACTAAAGCTCTTCAGGAATTTCAATGGTTGAAAGAAGAAGATAACGAAACCAGGAAGGCGTTTTTTAGCATTGCTGCAAACAAAGACTTGCAGAAGGTGTACAAACAATACCCAGTGCTAGGAGCAGAACTTCCTTATATGCTGGCTCATGCAGTAGACAGTATGTACGCTCGTAGAAGTGTACCCAGTACTACTTCAAAGGCAACAGGCAAGCCCAAGATTAGTCCTCCCAAAACCTCTGTTCCTTCTTCTGCTATGCCAGAACAAGGTCAGCGTAAGTCTTCTAAGGTACTACAAGATCTTGCTTCACGCTTTAAGAAAAGTGGCAAAAAAGATGACTTCATTTCATTACGAACCAAACAATTAGCTAGAAAATAAAATGGCATTCTCAAACACATACGATACGACTAATCCTGGTTCTGGTGTTTCCAATCGCGAAGACTTGACTGATGTCTTGACTATCCTCGCTCCTGAAGAAACTCCAGTCCTTTCCTCTGCTTCCAAGCAAAAAGCATCCGCAACATTCGTTGAGTGGACGGTAGACGCTTTGTCTGCTCCTTCAACTGCTGGCATCCGTGAAGGTGCTGACGTTACTACGTTCACCGATCAGTTTGCAGGCCGCGCTCGTCTTGGAAACTACATCCAAAAGTTCCGCCGCGACTACCAGGTTTCTGATCTTCAGGAAGCTGTTGACAGTGTTGGACCCGCTAAGATTGCTCAGGCTGAAGCTAAAGCTATCCGTGAAATAAAGCGCGACATCGAAGCTACCCTCTGCGGTACGCAAGATCGTGCTGCTGAAGACGGATCTAGCACTGCTTACGCTTTGCGTGGTCTTGGAGACTGGATTGACTCCGCTGGTCCTGCTGATGTTCCTTCTGGATTCCGCACTCCTGCTGACAGCATCCACGCTGCCGCTGAAGGTGCTTTCACGGAAACTGTGTTGAATAACCTCATCACTTCTATTTTCCGTGAAACGGGAACCACGAACAACCTCACGATGGTTGCTGATACTGCTGTTCGCCGCATTATCTCTGACTTCGCTCGCACTGCTGGCGTAAGTGGGACTGATGCAGACAGCGTTCGTACCGTTAACTACAACGGTGAGTCCGCTCAGATCAAGTTGAGTGTTGAGTTCTATCAGTCCGATCACGGAATGGTTACGATTGTTAATGGCAATCCTGACTGTATGCCTGACACGACCAACAAGGACTACGCTTACTTGCTCAATCCTGAGTACTACGGCATCCACGAGCTTATCCCAATGGGATCGACTCGCCTCCCGAATCAGGGTGGTGGTGAGCGTGGCTACGTTGATTGCGCTTTGACCCTCGGTGTTTACCACCCACAGGCTCACGGTAAGATCGAAGAAGTAGCGTAAGCTTTTGTATCATATACTTAGTTTTAGGGGAGGTTGGGCCAATCCTGGCCTCCCCTTTTTTAAACATGGAAATAATTACTAAGCTACCAAGATATTCGGATGGGGAAATAAACAAGGCTTTCATGAAAGAAATCCATACAGGTTTCAAGATGGAGAAAGCCAAGGAGCAAGATAGAATAAATCAAGCTGCCAAAGAAGCCAAAACAAACGTAGGTAAGACTCATCCAATACTAGGCAAGTGCGTAGCTAATATGCCTGCTCGTGATTATTTTAGATTAGTAAATAAGTACGGACACGACACTGTAAACAGTAGAGAGTTCTTACGATATTTTAATAAAAAGTTTCCTGAGCTAAGTCCAAATAGAGCTTAATGCAAGTAAAGTACAACAGAGACTTATACGACTTAATATCAGCTTTAGCTGGAGTATCTTCATTTACTACAAACGAAAATACTCAGCTTCTTAATTTTGCTAAACGCAGAATGTACGAGGCGTACCAAGCTACTCCAATGTGGCCTCGGTACTTAGTTGCAGGTGAAGAGAGGACAGTATCTAGTTCTGTAATTGCATTCACTCAAGCAAGCAAAAACGATATTGCTGAGTTTATACGCATTCACCGGACTCAGCCTTTCCTTAGGAACTCTGCTTTAGAGTTCGAGTTTTTTGTACAGTCAGATGGCGCTCATATTCTTAACCTAACAACTGCTGATGCTGACTCTGCGTTTGTTACTTACAAGAAGGAGCTTACTGACATTCCTAGTACCTGGGATCTTGATGGAGACAAAAGCACTCAAGAGATTCCTTTAGAATTTTTTTACTACGTTGCTCACAGTGTTTATGCTGACTTTCTTAGAATGGATGGACAGCATGACAAAGCACTAATTGAAGAGCAAGTAGCTGACAAGTACCTAGCTAATGAGCTAGAAAAAACCGACCAAGTTATGAATAACAACACGGTCAAAAAACGATTTAACACATACGTCTCTAACCAATCTAGATAATGAACTCACGCACCTCCAATCTATATATCGGGAACGTAAACCCGAACGGCACTCCAGAAAACTTATCAGCAGCAACTACTGGTGCTGGAGCGTCTTTTGCCGCTTTCCATGCAGACACTGATTATGTAGTTATTGATGTCCAAGACAACAATGTAATTGTTACGTTTGATGGATCTGCTCCCACTGCATCTAACGGTCATCTTCTTGTAAAAGAACAAGGACTCATTGTGCTAAGCAAGAACGCCGCTAAAGGAGCAAAATTCCTTGGGTCTGGTGGAACTTCAATAATTCAAAGCACTGAGTTTGTAGACTAGTCCCTATGAGAAACGTAGGGCTTAAAAACATTTTTGAGTTCTTACGGGCAGGTCGCGTAGGAGCTAGAATCGGTGGCGTAGTATCCACTATCTACGAGAGTTTTCTTGTAAATGATGGTGCTGGTGGCACTGAGTCATTTATAGATTCAGCAGGAGAAACATTTAACGTAAGACAGTAATGGCGTACAACAGTTCACATACAGGCGTACAAATAGATGATGCTATAGACAAGACTCAGTTGATGCCTGAGCTAAAGGGGGAAAGAACGACTTACGCCAATCTCCCAGCAAGCCCGACTACTGGCGATGTTTATTTAGTTACCACTGCCACTGCTGGCTACCCTGCTGGGTTTTACCGTTACAGTGGATCTGCTTGGGTATTTATGGGCAGGGAAGCTGCTCCTGTAGACTCGGTTAATACTCAGACCGGAGCAGTGGTGCTAGATGCTGACGACATAGACGACACTTCAACTACCAATAAATTTACGAATGCTGCCGACATTAGCAGGCTATCAGCGGTTGAAGCTGGGGCTGACGTAACCGATACAGATAATGTGCAAGCGGCTGGAGCCTTGATGGATTCGGAGGTAGATGCCGACATCAAAACGCTATCACTGCCAGCCAACACAACTATAAGCGCGTTTGGAGCTAGTCTGATTGACGATGCTGACGCAGCTACGGCAAGGACCACGCTAGGCGTTGATGCGGCTGGGACAGACAACAGTACAGATGTAACCTTGGCGGGGACGGGAACCTACATTAGCATTGCTGGGCAGGTCATTACGGTAGACCCAATTACGGAGAGCGACATCTCTGATTTGGGGACGTACCTCACTGCCGAGTCTGATACGCTGAACAGCGTAACAGGACGTGGAGCAACGACGACTAATGCCATCACTGTTGGGTCCATTACTATTAGCGGAGAAATTGTAGAAGATGTTCACATTGACTCCGCCGTAACGGGATCTCTAACCTTAGATCCAGCAAACGGAACGATACAGGTCCTCACTTTAACTGGCAACGTAACTTCCGTTACGGATTCTTTGGCAAACGGAGAGTCAATAACTATAGTGTTTGGCACAGGAGGAAGCTCTTACACAATTTCTGGTTGGCCTACCACTAAGTGGGTTGGGGGTTCTGCACCAACAATAGACACTACCAACAATAGCATTATTGTTCTTTGGAAAGCCAATAGCGTATTATACGGAATGGAGTCAGGAGTAGCATCATAATGAACATACTGAAGATCACAGACGGCGTACCTAGAAAATATAGTGAGGCTCGATTAAAGCGGGACAATCCTGACACATTGTTTCCGAACTTACTAACTGCAACTGTACTTGCAGATTTTGATTGCTACAATTACACCGTAGATTCTAAGCCATCCTACAATGCTACTCTTCAAAACCTAAATCCAGTATTTGAACAAAGAGCTGATGGATGGGTTCAAACTTGGGAGGTTGTAGATTTTAGCGATGAGGCTGCCAAAAGCCGACTCCAGTCCCAGATTACGGCGGATCGCTGGAAGAAAGAGCAAGGCGGCGTTGAGTGGCTAGATAGTAATTTTGACTTGTGGCGTATAGCTACAGATAGCAACAGCCAGCAGAAGATGACCTCGGTCTTAACAATGTTGATAGCCAATCCTATATCTGTAGGCTATTCTAATTGGAAGATGGACAAGAAGGTGCAGATTACTTGGACTGACTTAGACGAGGATAACAATGAAATCCAATTTACAGAAGAGGTTTGGCAGAAAGCGTTCCGACATAACTCACTAGATGAGTGGAACGAAATGGTCGCTTTGGTTAGCACTCATATTAAAAACTGTTTTGATGCAGAGTCTAATGCGTTAGCTAAAGTGGAGGCTGGCGATCTTACTGTTACATTCCAGAGCGAGTTTGAATTGCTGTAATGCTGCGTTGGAAGTCCAGTTTAAAGCCTGCTGCTGCGGCCCCTCCTCCTACGGGCATCACACTTGAGGATTCTGCCGTAACGACGGGTGTTCAGTATTCTTCTACACCATTTGATATTGATGTCAACATACCAGCGGTTTCTGCTAATGACATTCTATTGCTGCTTTGCGCAAGTAACTCTGCAAGCGATCCAGCACCTTCTCCTCCAACTGGTTGGACAAAAATAGCCGAACAAGATGGATCAACCACAAGCCAATCAACTGTAGCGGCTTTCTGGAAACGTGCTTCTTCATCGGCGTCAGCCACAACGGAAACGTGGTCTGCATTCTTTCCTAGCACTCAAGTTTACTATATCTGGGTCGGAGCTTATTCTGGTTGCGTGACAAGTGGCTCTCCAGTTGATGCCTACGGGTCATCAGCAATGCCTTATGGTACGCCGTGGCCTGTCAATGTTACGACAACAACCGCAGACACGATGATTACGACCATCAGCGGCACCACGAATGTTGTAACACATACTTGGACCGATGGTACAGAGTTGGTTGATACTGCATATCCGGGTACCAACGCATCTGTTTCTATAAATGAAAAACTAGAAGCTACTACTGGATCTAAAACCAGAACCGTTACGCCTAGTACAACAACTGGCAACGCTATGATCGCAGTGGCGTTAAGGTCTGCTGGTCCTTATTTAATAGACGAGAATTTTGATGACAATTTGTTGCCGTCTGATTGGACATTTACTAGCGATGGTGGAAATAGCTACACAGTTTCCGGTGGATTGCTTTCTGCCGTCAACTCAGATGATTATGTGACATTCGATGTTCCTGCGGCTATGCAGGATGAGTTTTGGGTTAAAGCACTCATAGATAATATTGGTGGCACTCCTAGCAAGGCTCAGTGGTGTCCCTTTATTGAAGTTTTAGATTCATCGAGTGCTGAATTTATTAAGGCAGAATTCTGGGGGCAAGAACCTCCATACGGGTCTGGCACTTATCACTTGGATGGTGCTACTACAGTCGCATCTTTGGCACAATCTATATTTGCTAATAGCCATTATGCTTGGTTTCATTTCGTTAAAAACGGAACCAGTGAGTTGTGGGTTAGTCAGTCAAGCACTAGACCTACAACGGATAGCACTAGTGAATGTGTCATAAGTTGCTCGACTGATAACACTAGCGCAGATAAGATCAAACTGAGGCTAGGCTACGGAAACGGAACACGTCCAATATACTGGGATTTCTTCATTGGAGATGAATTTGATACGGATTAACATTCAACTGCATAATATGAAAATCTTACTCCTGTCGTTAGTATTTCTTGGTACCGTTCTAAACGCAGCAGACCTGCGTTTGGAATGGCAGGACAACTCGGACAACGAGGACGGCTTTGAGATTTGGAGACAGCAGAACGATGGAGAATGGCTATTGATAGGGGCGACAAATGCAAACGATGCTGCTTTTGTCGATGGCGTCATCCCTATAGGCGTAACTCTGTCATATAAGGTCCGAGCTTGGAATCAATTTGGCGAGAGTGGTTTTACTAACATAGTGAGCATAAAAACGTTTCCTCCAGCCGCTCCAAGCAGTCTGAAAGGGGCAGCGGTCAGGAGCAACGCAGTTAGCGAAGTCAGGCCCGAAATTCCTCAACGCGACATCACCATAAGAACATATAGAGACGAGCAAGGGCGTCTAATAATTGTCCAATCATGATCCATGAGCAGCGAGCTAATAGCAATGTTGGGAGGCGGCATAACGGGCTTCGTGATGAAGCTCATATCGGCCCAGATGAGCATACAGGCGAGGGCAATCGACAATATGATCAATCGTCAGAAGCTAGCCGACGACTCTGCCGACCGAGCAGCCAAACGCAGCGGAGATGGCGGCGCTTGGATTCGTCGAATGATTGCAATCTGCATTCTGTTCTCGATGGTGTTCGCTCCGTTTATCATGGCGTTTTTCGACGTTCCGGTAACGGTCGAAAAA